GGTCTATGGCGCGATGGGCGGTGATGTTGCCTATTGTGTGGATTATCTCGCCACCCCTCGGAATGAAGATTTTTGGGGGAGAGGCCGCCCCTCAATCCACATGCCGCGATGGGCATCGCGCATCACGCTCCGCATCACGGATGTTCGGGTAGAGCGGTTGCAGGATATTAGCGAGGATGATGCGCGGGCGGAGGGGTGCGAAGCGCGTCCATTTCCGGGGCCGTGGTGGCAGGGCTATCGAGATTTGGGAGATGGCCTGATTTTTCATCAGCAGGCCGTTGGCGAGACACCGCCAGATTGGATGATTGAACCGAAGAAAATGCCGCCGACACCTTGGCTTGATCTATCTGCGCGGGACGGCTTCCGGTCAATTTGGATGGGCCTTCACGGCCCCGGCGCCTGGGACGCAAACCCCTGGGTCTGGGTGCTGTCATTCGAAAGGGTGAAGCCATGATCAAGTCATTCAAAAAAAACCAAGCCGCGCGCCATGCGCTGCTGTCGCATTATTGTGCGGCGGGCGATACTGTTGCGCGAGACAGGATGATACAGTCTATCGAACTGCACTCCAAAGAGCGACAGGAAAGCATTGGGTTGCTTGTGAAAATCGCGGCCCTGGGCGCTGTCATTGCAGTGATTATACAAGCACTTTTGTGGATGTTTTCATGACCAGCCGCGCAACCTTGGAAGCCCTGCTCGCCCGCGTGTTGGAAGGCACCGGGCCGGATCGGAAATTGAACGCCGACATCGCGGTTACCCTAGGTGGATGGGAACGCAAATGGCACGACAGCGAGCGACCGCACGGCTGGTACTGGCGCCGCGGTGATTATTCCTGGACCGCAGAGGGCGAGGGGTATCCAGCCGATTATCTGGGCAGCCTAGACGCCGCGCTGACGCTGGTGCCGGAGGGGTGGAGTTGGCACGTAGCGCTTCGCACTTATCTCACGTTTTTCCGGGCAACCGGCAGCGTGTGGCAAGAGGGCCAACAACGCGCGACATTTACCGCCGATGCCGCCACACCAGCCCGCGCGCTCATAGCCGCTTGCCTCAAGGCAAGGATGGAGGCGCAAGGTGAGTGACCATTTTGCTGACGTCAGGAAAATGGTTTTAGTGCCATTTAGGCGTCAACCTAAATCTTACGGATACCGCGCCCGGAATAGTTCAAAGTGCGGCCCATCCAGAAACGGCTTGCGGCCTTGTTCGCGCATTCGCGCCTCATACGCCGCCCGCCCAGCCTTGGCGTTGGCGTAATCGCTCATAAGCTGGCCCCAGGCGCCGCCCCATACCACCGGGACACCCTCGGCTATGGCAGCGGCTCGGAAGGCGTCAGCAAGCGGGAAAAAGAGCGTCCATGCCCAAGACACGTTGCCCGCGTCGTCCAGCGGCACCACGTCCACCGCGTGCCCTGTCAGGTGCCGGCTATCCATGGTCTTGGTGGCACCGCGCTCGAATAGCTTGCGCTGCTGCTCCAGCGTCCGAACCCCACCGTCGGCCGTCACCCGGAACCGGGCGCCGCCCTCCGCCGCATTCCGCACCACACGCACAAGGTCAGGATGCACCCCTGCCAGGCGCAATTCGCAACGGGCGGATAAGGTCACGGCTTGCCCCCGGTCAGGCGGTCCAAGGTGTCAGACTTGCGGGCGCTGCCGGCGCTGGAGCCGAAATAATAGGCCACCAAGCCCGTAAAGGCTGCGCCCAAGCTGCCAAGCATGATCAGCATGGCCTCGCCGCCTGCGCCGCCCGGAAGGCCCCTATCCATGATCCAGAAAAGCACCCCGAAGAACCCGCACGAAATCACCGCCGCCAACATGCGCGGCGTCCAATCGCCTTTCAGCTTCACCTCGCGGTTGCGGGCGCTGTCCCGGTCATCGGCGGCTATCTTTTCAAGATCAACTTCAATCCGCTCCATTGCCAGTTTGAAATCGTGATCCTGTTTCTTCAAGGCGAGAAGCTGCTCTGGCGTGGCACTGGCAATGGCCGCGCTAACCTCTTCCGGCGTCCCGTCCGGGCGGCCTAAAATGGCGTCAGACAGGGCTTGCGCGGCAGTGCCGACAAGTATCCCGGCAGGCCCGCCGATGACCTTGGCGATGGTCGGGGCAACGGCCATGATAGGCCGAGCAATGTCTTTCCAGTCCATAGTTAGGGCTCCTGCTTTGGAAGCGCGTCTTTGGTCATCACACCAGCCATGCCGGCGCTTTTCAGAACGTCCATCAGCCTGCCAGCGGCGGAACCGGCCAGGCCCTGCCCGGCTGCGCTCATCATCATGTTGCGGAGCATGATTTGCTCTTCCGGCGTGGCCATTTCCGGGTTGCGCAATATCGTGCTGAACCGCTGCAAGCCGTTCTCTTGCATGGGCGCGGCTTGTTCCATGCCAGGATACTGCGGCAACCCCGGATCAGGATTGCCCATCAGGATACGCGCAAGCATGTCCTGGTTGCCGAAAGGTTGCGCGGCGGGGGCTGGCGCGGCAAGCGCGCGGGCTAGGTTTTCGCTCATGTGTTCACCAATTCAGGAATTTGCGAGCTAACTCGACGGCGGCGGTAATGAACAGGATCAATCCCATCAACCTGTTCATCATCAACTGTTGCTTGCCCCATTGATCGGCCAATTCCTTGCGGATGGCTTCAAGGCTTTCATTGATGCGGTTGTAACGCTCGGCGCAAACCGCCTCATGCACGGCTTGGGCGGTTTCAACCTCGTGCAAGCGTGGCCCAAAGGATGAATCGTGCGGGATCATATCGTAGCGGCCTCCTTCCAAGCGGCATCAATCTGCGCCGTGGTTAGCCCAAGCGCCGCGCCAAGCAGCGCGACAAGCGGATGGTCGCGCTGGTATGTGGTGGCATATTCCCACTCGATCATTGCCGCTTCGCGATCCGCGTCCGTGCCATGCATGGCGGCAATCTGCGCCTCCACCTGCGCGCCAGTCACGCCAAGGCGCAGTAACGCACGGCGAAGCTGGCGGGCGGTAATCACCGGAACCGGCGACGGGGTGGGGTGCAAAGGAGTATCAGGCAATTCGGGGAGATTAGTCAAAAGATCCAATACTTGTGGCGGTGGTGGCAAAATCTCTTCCAAAGCCCATCCTTCGCCAGTAAATGAAACATTGTAATTTACTGGTATTTCAGGTGGCGCAATGCTTGTTGCAAATGCCGGAATTAAAAACACTTCCGGTTCACGCGGTGACGCATCGGCGCGGCTTTCACCAATTAAATTTTTGGTGATTGGGTGATAATGCCAAATTTTCACATCCATTCTCCTCAAAACTTGATGCAGGCTAACAGCGCGACATTTCGTGGCCGGTTTTCGGCACCGCCCGTATTCGCAATTGTGATGCCTGTTGCGGCGGAAGCCATTGTCGGGGTAATAGATTCAATGCCCTGTCCAGCGCTACCGGCTTGTTGGGCGCCTCCTGTCCCCCGCACCTGTTGAAGCATTGTATGCGTATGGCCTGGATCAGTCAGGGTGTGCCCGTGACTTAATAGCTGGCCGTCCTGAAAAGTGCCAATGGCGCGGCCACTATCCACCCCGCGCGCGTCGTCCCATCCGCGTAAAAATTCGCCGCGTAAGTCTGGTATACGGAAAGTGGTGCTGCCATCGCCGGTCGAAAAAGAACCTCTCGGGCCGTTTGTGGCCGTCCAAGTAGCATCACTTACGATGTTGCCCGATGCATTTGCGAATGTCCAAAGCGCGGGATAAGCTGATCGGCTTAAAAGTGCGCCGTTTGCTTTCAACCAATTATTAGGCGCTGCATTAGTCGGAAAAAATGCTATTTGCCCAACAAAACCGAAACCATTGGCGCTGAACCGGATTATTTCAACACCCCCAACCGTGACGGCTAGCGTATCGGCGGCAGGCTGGAACAAGCCCGTGTTTTCATCGCCCGACACAAACACCCCAGGCGCCGCCGCCGTGCCTGCAACGACGCCAAGCGCGCCGGTCGCGGTGTCGCCAGCTTTCGCTAGGGCATAGTTTGTTACTTGCCCCAAAGCCGCCGCGTCAGTGCTGGCAATGGCATTACCAAGCCCGGTCAGGCGGAACCCGCCCATGGGGATATTCGCCGTCGCGGGGGATTGCCCATCGCGCGCCATGCTGCCCGTCAAGGCAACGGCCATGTCATCCATTTCTGAATTGACCGTCGCCGACGTAATCGTGGTGCCCGCGACGTAGGGCGCCACCGCGCGGTTATAGGTGCCGGAACCGTTACGCGCCATGCGTGTTCTCCATGACAGAATGCCCGCTTTGTGTTATGGGCGGGGGATGTTCGAAAGAATTGTTGAGCTTGTTCTTTATGGCTTGGCGCTTGGCGCCAGTATGGGTTTTGTCGCCGGGGTTATCTTTGGACTGATAGACCTTGCACCGATTTCGGCCTGCCCCGCGCCGACGCCACCGCCACGCATTAAAGCTCTTGCAAGCGATGCCGAAAGACGAGATTGAGCGCCTTCCCGTAATTCGCGTGCGACAAGTGCCTCCGCCATCCTAATGCGTTCTTCCGGTTGCGTGGTGAATAGCATCCGCGCATAGTTGGCGGCATTGGTTTCAAGCGCGCTTGCACCACCAAGACGCTGCGCTTGCTGAATGGCAGTTTGCGCCGCAGAGTTAGTGCCGACAAAACCCGCGGCGCGGGCTATCTGCCCAATGTCAAAGCCTTCGCCAGGCTCCCTGCCGATGATCCCGGCCATGGTTGGCGCGCGTGGCGGCGCGGCAAGGTCTTCCCGGCGCGCGGTAAGCGGCATGGTCGGACTGCCGCCTTGCGGGTTCACGGCGCGGTTAGTCTGCGCCATTGAAATTTCCTGATCCATCATGCGGCGGAAACGGTCAAAGTCTTGCGGATCGTCAAAGATTGCCTTTAACCGTTCGCGCATAAACTCAGTGCCGAACATCTGCCGAAGGCGCGTTGCC